CCTAAAGAATTTTAAACGGAAATTATTAAGAAAATCCAAGTGGACCCCCAAGGTTTCCCCTGAACAATTTGTTGAGATGTACCAGGGCCGAAAGCGAACGATTTATCTTAATGCGTTACCGGAATATTATTCAACAGGAGTCTTGAAGAAGCATGCAGTTAGTAATCCGTTTGTTAAATGTGAGAAAGTTAAACCTAGTGGAGCACCCCGATGTATTCAACCACGAACGCCAGTATATAATATTGGTGTCGGTGTGTACTTAAAACCAAATGAGCATAAGTTGTATGATGCGATAACTAAAGCTTTTGGAGATGAGACACCTGTTGTAATGAAGGGATTTAACGTACGTCAGATAGCAGGATATTTGAGGCAAAAATGGCAAGTGTTTGGAGACACTGTGTGTGTTGGACTTGATGCAACCAAGTTCGACATGCATGTGAGTAGAACAATGCTTCAATGGGAGCACTCAATATACTTGATTCTCAGCGGCAATGACAAGGAGCTAAGCAGATTACTGCGAATGCAACTTGACAATGTTGGTGTTGGATTTTGCGAGGACGGGAAGGTGCGTTATAAAGTGAGTGGAAGGAGATTCAGTGGAGACATGAACACAGCCTTGGGCAATTGTCTAATCATGTGTGCAATGGTATACGAGTATGCTTTGGCGCGCAATGTTGAGATACGATTGGCAAATAATGGCGATGATTGTGTGGTCTTCATGGAGCGTAAGAACCTGCCCCGCTTTAGTGCAAACCTAGATGAATGGTTTTTAGATATTGGTTTTAGAATGACTGTAGAACCTGCTGTAGACGTGTTTTCTAAGGTGGAGTTTTGTCAAATGCACCCGATATACACCAGACAGGGGTGGACCATGGTGAGAAACTTTGAGACGGCCAGGGAGAAGGATAGTTTTTCTATAATTCCTCTGGACACTGAAAAGGTTTTCCGCAAGTGGATCTACGCTGTCGGGGAGGGTGGGTTGGCATTAACTAGTGGCGTCCCTGTTTTTCAGGAGATGTACAAATGTTACATGCGTAATGGCATGGCTTCCAACATAAATAAACACCCAGCAATGTTCACCGGTGCCAGGCTTTTAGGAGTAGGACTCTCGGCTAAGACTGAATGCGTTTCAGTAATGGCAAGAGTAACCTTCTTCGAGGCTTGGGGAGTCACCCCAGATGAGCAGCTGGAGATAGAGAAGTATTACAGTACGTTGGTCCTCCCCTATATGGTGAGGGCCATTGATAATACTTGTGAATACCAAAGTACTATCTTATAATGTATGGCAATTTTTGCGGACCCTACTGGTCTGACGGACAATTTCAATCTAGTGTGGAACCAACGTTACCAGCAATCGATAGCTTGGACGAGACGTGC